TTATAAAGAAAATGTATATTCGATTTCGATATACTTATCTTTACTTAGTGTAATTGTCTTAATTAAAGTTTTAAAAACCTCATGCATATCTTTTTCTTCATCCAGCATCGAAAAAGCTTTTTTGATCTGTTGCTCTTCTTTATTTCTTTTATTTTGATCTGTTAATTTAAGTAATGCTAACTCTTGCTCTTTAACTTCATTTTCGAAATTAAAATCGCGCTTCGAAAACATTTCTTTATCAATTAATCCTTCTAGGTACAAATCAATCAACTTCTCTTTTTTCACTTTTAACAACTTAATTTGCTTTTTAATTTCTGTGGATTTATCTTTTCTTTTTTGATGCATTTTCGGATTAAATTGTATCTCTAGCTCTTTTTCTTGCTGCTTCAATCTATAGAGAATTACCTCTCTTATATCATCATATTTAACTGGATCAAAGTTAACGCACCGATTGAATCTTATATAATTACTGCATTTCATATATACCCACTCTTTTTTACTTCCCTTTGCGTATCTACTTGTATACTTAGCTGTAATTGGCCCGCCGCAATGCTTACAAAACATCATCCCTCTAAATTCATTTCTTATATCTTGTTTTGTTTTCTTTTTACTTGTCCTGTTGCTATTAACCGCATTCCATAATTCTTTTGATATAATTGCTGGATAATGGTCTTCTATAATTGTCAATCTCTCTTTTGGAGTGTAAATCCTTTTCTTTTTTCCATCTACTTTTACTGTTTTATAACTATTTAAAACTAAATTCCCTTTATAAGTTTGGTTCTTTAAAATCTTTCCTACAGTTGTATGCGACCATAACTGGCCAAATTTCGTATATGTTCCTTTATCATTTAGGATATTTGCTATTTTTTTAAATCCATATCCTTTATGGGATAAATCAAAAATCTCCCTTACAACTTCAGCTTCTTTTTCATTAATAACGAGTTTTTTATCAATTACATCGTATCCTAATCCCGGCTTTCCAATATACTCGCCTCTTCTTGCTTTGGCTTGCATTGCAGCAGAAACAGATACAGATAAAGTTTTAGGTAATTGCGCGGCAAACATGGCAAACATTTCGAATTTTATATCATTGCCACCTTCATATAAACTATCGTAATTTTCCTCAATTGTAACCAAGCGTATTCCATGACCTATAAGAATTTCTTTAATTTCTAAGGCGTCCCTTAGATCTCTTGCTAAACGGTGTATAGATTTAAATACGACTGTATCCAATTCATTTCGTCTTGCCTTTTCTAATATCAACTGCATCGCATGACGTTCTAACCAAGCTGTACCAGAAATACCATCGTCAAAATATACTGCATTTGAGTCCCACTCGTATCCGTTATTTTCTAACCAATATCGACAAATATCAACCTGATTTTGAACAGATGAAACTTGCTCATCTCTATCCGTTGAAACTCGTACATAAACAGCGTACTTCAAAATCTTCACCCACTTATTTACTAAGAATATGATAATTAAATTATATACAAATTTTTCCCTGTGGGCAATTTCATATTATTCCTTTAACCAATCAAACAATAATCCTCGACATTCTTCTCTTCTTTCAACGACAAATTTACTTTCAAGAATCCTATAAAAATAACCTTCAAAAGTACTCTTAATTTTATTTGCTTTTTTTGCAAAAACAGTTTCTTTGAATGCTTCTATTGCTTGGCTTATCACTTGTTCGATAGGCTTGTCTATTTTTGAACGTTTATAAGCTATTATTACCCGATGATACAGCTTATAAATTTTATCCGCCGATTTGAAGAATGGCGCTACCACATCTCTGAATTCGCTTGGTACATTTTCCGGTGTAAAAGTTTCATCTAAATCTTCTAATTTAGTTTCTTTGGATGCCCTTTCTGACGTTTCTTTTACGTTTAATTCGTTTTTTAATTCTTCTAGAGGATGTGATTCAGAAAGTTTAGTTTCCTTGTCCAATTTTACGTCAGAAACCTTTGATTCCGTAGGGTTTTCTCCACCTTGTCGCTGTGACATTTTCGGTAGGACATTCGGTGTGACACTATATTTTTTTAGAAGGACATAGACGTTATGTCCATTCCCCCCGCGTAATTTCCCTTCCGTTCGAATTGTTTTATGTCTAGTTATTACTTCAAAGCCCTCTAGTACTTTTAATACCCTTCGAACTGTACGATCACTAATTTCCAATTTCTCAGCAATTGTTCCTACCTTTAGGAAAGATACACCCGGAATTTTGCAAGAATGCCTAGCTAGAAATTTCAATACTTTTATCGCTGAATCCGATAATTGATGTGTGTGTTTGTATAAAAAAGAACATAACGCCTCATTCATCTCTTCTACTGATTGGAATGATTGTAGTTCTTTGTATTGTTTATAGTTTGCTGAACTAAGCATCTCCTTACCTCCCAGTTATATAAGTACAATAATCATATTAATTACAATTAAAATCATAGAAACTGTGTAGAAACCATAAAACCATACAAGATCTGATTTGCTTTCTAAACCAAAATAATCATTTAATCTTTGCATGTTTGTTCCTCCTTTTAAGTTGAACTATTTAAGTTCAACTATTTAAGTTGAATTATAAACCTCTAAATATTCAACGTCAATAGTTGAACGAAAAAAGTTTTACTATTTTCGTTTACTGTTGTAAAATGAGTACAAGATAACCAGCACTGCGGAGGAGAATAAAATGAAATTCACACTCGGAAACTCTTTAGATGAATTGGGGATTACAAAAAACAAGTTATCTACAGAATCCCAAGTAAGGTACAACACAATTAGTGATTTGGTGAATGGTAACGCTAACGCTGTACGCTTTGATTCTCTTGAAGCTATCATCGACGCTTTAAATTCTATTGCTGTTGAAAAAGGTATCAATAAAACTTACAAAATAGACGATGTAGTACAATACATAAAAAAGAGCTAATCATTCGAAAATGATCAGCTCTTTTTGCTATAAATCTTCCTCTGTAATATCATTTCCCCATCTACCGTAATCATATGGAAATTCGTTCGCCATGTACTCGTCATGACATTCTTCATGAAAGATACCATACTCAAAATTGTTCTTTACCCATTCTCCTTTTTTTATCGTACATTTACACCATTCGCAAATCGTTCTTCCTTTTGGAGCTAAATATTCACTATTAACTTTAATAGAAGTCATATGACTTTCCTCCTTTAAATTTCTCCGATTACATAAGACTTCATAAAAACATCATATTTAGCTGCCAACTCTTCTAATTTCTTTCCTCTGTATTTGGTAACCGTAAAAAAATGAATAATCGGTATTTTTCCGTTATATTTATTTTTATAATACGTAGTAAATTCCCCGTACCTTTTGAGCTTCTCACTATTTACATTCATCATCTGAGTCCGATCTATTTCTACAGCATTTAAAATTCCTTCTTCGTCTCGAAATTTAACGTCTGGAATAATTGTCTTCTTTTTATCATCTATTTTATAACGTATAGGTGTTTCTATCTGCCAGTCATCCGGAAAAAACAGATAGAGCCAAGCTTCATTTCTCATAAGGCTGTGTGCTAATCGAATTGTTGGTACTATTTTTTCTGTATCATCGAATAGCGCACGCCCTTTTTTATTTAAGTAATATACATATTCTTTTTTATACACTGTATTATTAACAAAAGAGCCCAAATCCTTTAGTATACGGTTTGCATTTCTTATGCCACCTAAATCATGTATAGCCATTAAATGCCTACGTGTAGCAAATTTCAGCTTTCTAATCGAGGTCAGAATCATCATCTGACGATTCAATTTGATGTGTGTTTGTATGTTCATGTTTCTCCACCTCATATTGTTTTAGTGCATTCCACATCGTTTCATTAGAAATATAAGGCACTTGAATTTCTGTTAATCTATCCGTTTTAAACAAAGCGCGTCCAGGTATACTTTTAATCGATTCCAATCCACATTCATCTATAACTACTTGAGAAGCTGTTTGTGTCGGTAATCTAAATCCTAGCTTCGCATCTGAATTTTGCTTAACTTGTCGCGGTAATGTATCTCCGGTCGGATATTGTGTACAAAAAATCAACCTGAAGCCAAGTGCCCCGCCAATCCTTGCTATATAAGAAAGCATTCTTTGACATGCAATTAATAACTTTTGCTGCTCTTTACTCATACTTTTATCAGGACAAAGTTCAGCACCTTCATCAACTATAATAAAATGTCGTTCTTTTATATTTGTTTCTACAACGTTTGTATAGTGCCTTTCCTTCATATAACACATTTTTTCTTCCATCTTTTCAAGAATTGTATTTAATACTTGAAACGCTTGAATCGGCTTTTCTGCTATAGATTCAACTTGCTTTAAATTTTGATATGCTCCGAATTCTAATCCGCCTTTTAAATCAACAATGTATAAATGCGTATGGTCTGATTGTGCTGTAATAAGAGATGTCATTACATTCTTTAAAAATACGGTTTTCCCCATACGTGTTAAACCACCTAAAGTCATATGTGGAGTTTTATCAAAATCATGATAAATTAATTCTTCTAAGCTTTGTCCTATAGGTACAACCCATTTCCCTTGCTCGACTAATGTTTCGGACCATCTCCACTTATTAGGTATGTCTTTATGAAATACTCGAATGCTTAATTTATAATTATCATAATGTATCCTAACAGGTTTGTTTAATCCCTCACTCACAACGTCCTCAACCTTTCGAATAATTTTGCTAGGCATACCTACGGGTAAAGTGTAAATATATGTTGTGCTGCGATTATCATTAATTTGCTTTTGAAACTTCGGATAATGCAACCTATCTTCTCTTTTAATAGCAATACCACTCACCTCAAAAAAGACTTGAATTTTCTTTTTATCATCATCTTTTCGTTTGAACTTATCGCTTACTAATGCATAAGTTAATGCTGCTGTAGGAACCATTAGTAACTCCAACATAAACATTCCTCCCTTAAATATCCTATAGGGATATCATTGCACTCTTCTGGAATATAACGGGACAAGCCTTCCTTTATGCCATCCCTATTGTCCCGTTCTTCCACATTGTATTCCTTCATAGAAACATAACTAGAACATAACGTAGAAGATATAAGAACGAGCCTGTGAGCGTTGTGTACATGGTGATACGTGGAAGCCAATGTGGAACACTCTTCCCCATTTTTTCTGCTGTCTTCATCGCGATTACTGACAAGCCTGTTGCTGTCCAAATGATTACCGCTTCCCCTGCAAGAGTCATATTTATTCCTCCTCTTCCTTTTCACGAAACGCAATACCTTTTCTCGTTAGGACGACATCATAACAATCCATTAGAATTTCCCAGTTTAAAACATCTTCTTCCTCTCCGTATAAATCTTCTTCTAATACCTGCGACAAACTGAAATACCCTTTATATTCTTTTCGATCATGAACTTCATGGTTTTTCATGTGATTTAAAATAGATTCTGTTTCTGCTCTTGATCTTGCTTCATTGTACATACCCTTTAATTCTTTTGAAGGATGTAGATATGGTGTTGTATTTAGGTGGTTATACTGCCAACGCATATATCCCTCTCCCCTCTTGATGTCCTTAATTCCACTTGGTATTCCTCGTGGTCTTGATATAGGTATATGAACTAGAATGAAATACATTGCCTGTCCTCCTGAAATTTATTTTTTAAAAGGACAAAAATAATTTCACAAGAATATACATATAGGAGGTGTTAATGTGCTTAGTAGCAATTTAAAAAAGATTATTGATGAGAAAGGATTACGTTATGGATTTGTAGCAAAGAAAGTTGGTATAGCTAATTCAACAATGACCAACTTACTTCAAGGAGGATCACCGACACTTTTAGTTGCGATTAGAATCGCTAAAGTTCTTGAGATGCGAGTAGAAGATATATGGATTGAAGAAACATAAAAAATATACACTTTAAAAAGAACGTTTGTTCGTGTAAAATATAAATAAATTACACGAAATCGAGGGATAATCATGCAAAATGAAAATTGGGGAACACCTAAGCTGAAAGGGCGTGGAATGGTAAAGTGGAGACCTTTTGCTTCGCTTCCAGAACAGTTCATGGGAATTAACGAAATGCTGAACGATTTAAATAAAGTTCCTAAACCTATTGTCAGTGAAGATATGAGTGAACAGATTGAACGAGGGCTTATTCATTCAATGCAAAATAAAGAAGAAATATTAATTTCATACTATCGTGAAGGAATGGTCCACGACATGTACATAAATGTATCTCATATTGAACCGATGATAAAAACGGTATACTGTACAGACGCTTTCGGTTTGAATAGAGAATTTAAATTCGATGAATTAGTTAATATAAACTAAAAAAGCCGCCTCAGAGGTGGCTTTTTATATTATTAAATTTAATTATGTAATTTTCATTTGATATAACGCTCCACATAATTTTCTTCCATAAGTATTAAAGTATTTTGTAAAAGGGCTATTTTTTCTATAGCTAAATTTAAACCATTCTTATTCTCATCAGAATATGTCCTTACTACACCATTCACCATGTTCGGGTTTGATTTTTGAATTCCCGGAAAAAGGAGCCTTGTCTCAAGATGTGTTTCTTTGACGAGTTTAAATATATCTTTATTAATATGTATAGCGTGACTTAGTGATATCACATTCAATTCAGCTAACTCATTCGAACATTCAAATATCCTTCTAGTAACTTTATCAATATCATAATCTTCTTTTTCTGTTGGTAATAAAGCATATTTATCTAATATCAACAGACAATCTGTGAAGCTGCTAAGTAACTTGAAATTTATTTTTTGCAATTCAAATAAAGATTCTAATTGCTTCTTATCTGCTTCCTTTTTTTCTTTGGCTCTATTCATTCTATATGTAATATATCCCCCTAAAAGAGCACTTCCCAATGGAATTAAAGATTTTAACACTGATTCTATATCCATGACTTCCTCCTTTTCATTATTAACATTAAATATACAAATAATAACATAAGTATAAAATAATAAAAACCCAGAGCCGCCCATCAATAGTAATAGGACAGCTCTGGGTTTTACTTCACATACACATATGCTTCATTTGCTGTTACATAGTATGTTTTGCCTTTGCTATTGTGCACTTTATATTGCATTGAACCATTAACACTTACTTTCGCATCAATCGTAAATCCTAATCCTGAATCTACAGAACCCGCCACGTCTTTATCTTGCCAAGATGGTGCATCATAGAAACGTAGATTATTAACTTTTGAAACAACACGTTTTCCTACAATAGAAGAATCCACTGTGCTTTTCTTACTAAACTTCACATAAGATGGATCGTTTTTAATCCATTGTTCAGCACCAAGATTTAACCAACCATCCTTTTCGCCCCAAACAACATAAGCTTCTGGTTTATTTAGTTGACGAATTTTAGAATAACTTGTGTCTGGACCTTTACGTAAATTAACGTTATAACCTTCAATATAAGCAATACCGTCAGTTACAGCTGTTGGTACTTCTGCTGGTTTAGATGGGTTCTTAGGAACAGAAACATCAACATTAGCATTATTGTATGCTCGTTGCACATCCGCGCGGAATTGTGCTTCTGATACACCATGAGACTTTAAATAATCAAGTGGATCTTCATGATCTGTTCCACCAAGGTATTTCGTTACGTCGTAGTGAGTCCATAATCCTTTATCTACAGATAACTTGTTATCCTTTAAGATTTTCGCTAAAAGTTTTACGTATTTTTCATATGAACGCTTAAATTTTGTATAATCTGCTGTTTCACATAACTCTACATGTACAAATCGTTTGTTTGCTCCCGCCCCTGCGCCATAAGCAATATATTTCGTATCAGCAATTTGGATTGTTTCGTCCCAATCTACTGCATAATGAACGAATGCTGAACGCCATGTACGAGACTCATATTTTTGAATATTAATAGCTGGAGCTTCTGGAGTTGCTGTAGAATGTGCTACAACGCCCTCATAAGCACCTACACCGTTACGGTATGGTTGTTTCGGCAAATCAGGAATAATGAGTGTTCTATCAGCAAAAGCACTTATTGCAAAAGAACCAGCAAGTACTAAAATCATAAGAGACGAAGTAATATGTTTCATTGTCTTTTTCATTTAACATCAACATCCTTTTTTATAATTTTTGTGTGGTCAAATAATCCACTTGCTGACAGACCAATGATGATTCCTTGAACTACATTTGTTTTGATATCTCCGTCCAAAAATAAAACGCCTAGCACAATGCCAAGCGTTAAATTCAATAGCGGAACATATTTTGTTTGTAATCCAATCGTTTTAATAATCTGCGATAGGCCAACTACAATTCCAATTATTACAGCTAAACTAACCACTACATACCACCTCCTTTCAATAAAAGGGTGAGAATACCCCCAACGATTCCACCAACAATTAGACGTAATATCCAAGTTGTATTTGCACTTATCTTATCTAGCTGTTTGTTGATATTGATAATGTCTTTTTCGTTACCCGTTGTTCGCATCTCTAAACTTCTAATTTCTAAACGAATATCCTTAATTTCTTGCTTGATTTCTTGAACATCGCTTCTTACCTCTTGTAACCCTTCCACCTCAATCACCCCGTTTCAAAATAAAAAGAGAAGCGAACTCGCTCCTCTTTTTTTATAAAAGCCATATTTTATTTACGTTTGTTTTTCTAAATGTAATGCCCCCAAATCATCTACAACTAATTTCCACAAAGACCCATCTGGACTTTTCATAACTATACTTTTACTTGCATCACCAAAAATAAAATTTCCATAAACCGTGTTATCTGATTCTGTATTCACAAACGTTTTAGGATAATCGTCGCCACTCGTAGCGAATATGCGATTGATTCTTATAAACTTATTATCATTGTTTGTACCATAGATAGTAATTTTAAGCTTGTATGTAGCTGCTGATCTTGCAGCCACATGAACCACTGCTGCTGTATTTCCAGTTACATTAGCAATCTGTGAATACGCGCCATTTAATGTAGTCACTCTTTCAATTTTTATGTTTTTTGGTGTTTCTCCCCAAGCAAATGAAAGACCGATTGACTCTACATATGACAATGGTTTTGAGCTACAATCTATCTCTATGATAATTGGAGCCTCTTGTGTTGGATCAGACCAGCGACAAGACTGTTCTCTCCTCATACTGAACATTCCCCACGTATTTCCGCTCGTTCTTGTTGCCCCTAATGAGGACACTTTGTACCGTTTATCCGCCAACAACAGTACATCATCTTGATCTCCCACAATTCTCTTATCATTTGGTAACAATGGCGGCATGTTTATATCGTTTGTTTCTTTAATATAATCTGTATAAGGAAGGTATGCTTTCCCACCATCTTTAGCACTTGTTAGCATTACCCTTGAAATCCCAATCCGCTTATTTGATAGGTTACTTCCCCAACATTTAATTCTAATCTTTGTACACTTATCTACCGCTGCCCATGGCGCTGAAACTGCTATTTCTTGAGAACGATTATTTTTTGTCCAATGGACACCAATCCATTGTTTACTCAACTCATCATACATTTCCATTTCGTAATTTTGTGGTTGACTTCCCCAACTTGACATAACTTGTAAAAATGATGCATACCAAATTGGATCGGTCGCTGTATCAATTTCAATTACAATTGGATTCTCATAAGTAGCGTTCGTACCATCAAATGTAATTCCTGACTCTGTGTCAAATGTAAAAATATCCGCTAACTCACCTGAAACAATTGGATGCGTTGAAACTTTTGTTACTTTATATCCACGTTTATGCCCATTCACTAAATAGTCGTCTTGATTGCCTAAAAAATTTGGCCTCATTGGCAAACTAATTGGCATTACATTGGTTCTCTTATCTGCTACATAGTTGTTTGGGCTTGGAAAACTGTTTAAGTACCCATTATCAATCCATGCTTCTGTAATTTCAGCGGCCATTGGACTGACAATCTGATTGAATCTTGAAGACTTAGAAAACTCATAAGCTGCTTCTGTAGGTTTTAATTTATGAATATCCCAACCAAAAATATCAAAACGATTTGTACCACCTTCACAATAAATTAAACGTTTTGTTCCTGCTTCAGCTTGAAATTGTACTTGGTCAAATAGATTTCCGCCAACATCTCTTGGAACCTTTGAATCTCCTTCTAAATACAAACCGTATTCAAAATTCATAAGCGTAATTTGATGGAAGAAGTTCGCATTCACCCAAGCCATATCGGCCTCTTTTGTTATCTTTGGATCAACACGTAAATGAATACCTTTTTGCATATTTGTAATCGTAATATTATTGCACTTCACATTATCAATATAGGACATTGGTGTTGTGGCTTCCATTAGGATTCCTGTACCTGTCCAACCTGCTGTAGCTCGTTTCCCAAGGATATTAATATCTTTCAACATATGCGTTTGCTCGTAAAATTGAAAGATATCGGACGCGTTTAAATATATCCCTGCCTTTGTAAATGGTATTTTCATCATCCTTAAATCAATTGTTACACCTTCCACATACGCTTCAGGTTTCAATTGGATAACATTCACATCCGCTAACGGAACTAATACCGCGTTCGGTGCAAATACCATTTTCACTTTAGGCGGCACTACTAGTGTTTTCGAAATACCATATACACCATCCGGCACATAAACTGTTTTTATCTTATTGGTATTTGCAAACATCTTTTCAAATGCTCCTATGTCATTAGAGCCGTCACCCTTTGCACCAAAACTGGATAAATCTAATCCCCGTTGATCTACCCTTTCTTGAATTTGCACCACTTGTTGCTGTGCCTGTTGTAATGCCGGAATGTCTACTTTATCAAGTTCTTCAACTAACTTCATTCCTTTATCGATAATTCCTAATTCATTTTTCGATTCAAAATTCTCATCTGCTAAAAAAGATTGTCTTACTTTAAAACTAAAAGGATATGAACTTCCTCTTTGTTTTACTCCATTTTCTTCTCGCTCAATGGAAATTTCACCAAATACTTCTCCTGACTTTGCTAAGGTTTGGGTAACCAACATTAAACTAATTTTACCATTCAATTTATCAATTACTTTCACTTCTTCTTGTTGGAGTACAGTGGTTCGATCTGGTTTTTTAAAAGCTACAATAATGATATCTGTATCTTTTAATACAAAGGACTTTCCATCCTCTACAACACGAATAATAAGTTCAGAAGTATTTAAACTGTTTTGAGAAAACTCAATATTATAGGACTCATTTGGCTTCCTAATGTCTACAGTTATCTCGTATGAGTTTTTCAAAATCCGCACTCCTTTCCAATAAAAAAAGACCTGTGCTATACATGCCTTAATTACGAATGATGTTTTTTAATTGAGAAAGCTCTCTTTGCAATAGCCTTGTAATATCCATGCGTCTCGTCCCAAATGTTACTTTCAATTCTCTTTTATTATTCGCATAGATTTCCTCTATATTTGTAACCCTTGCATCCATCGTAACTCCAATCTTATTATCTTCACATGTTACAATATCTCCAAGTGTCCAATCTTTTTCGTATTCCATTCCCGGCTTCTCTACTACATAACAAGTAAAAGAAACGATTTCATTATAGTCATTTGCTAATTTATGCGCACCGCGATCTGCTAACATTTTTACAATTTCTGCTTCTGGTTTATCCTTTTTATCCTCAGTTTGACTACTTACATCTCTGGCATCAACAAAGACTTCTTTCCTTGCAAGTCCTTTAGCTACCTCAGTAGAAACCTCCACTATTCTTCTCTCTTCACCCTCACCTTGACCACCAACGTATGCTGTATTTTTATAGTTAGATGTATCTTTTTCAAATTCTCTTTTCATAACATTTTCTAAACCAATAGAAAAGACAACGGGCGGATACGTTTGCTGGTCACGCGTAAGGTTTTTGCCTGTGAATACATCAAAAACAAATTGTCTTGCTGTTTCGTCTAAATGCACATCCCATCCAAGTCCAGAATCCAACGAAATCTCCTTTAATTGCTCCGCAAGGTTTTTTAAACGACTTTCTACTTCCATATAGTCGCCTCTTTTTTGATTTGCTTTTAAAACAAGGTTTGGAATCAACCTAGCTGAGTCTGAAGGATATACAGCATGTCTATCAACATAATGTTTTATTACCGTTTCTGCATCAGCATAACGTCTATCATGCGATGTATTCGGTGGTGGTAAGGTAATTCGATTACCCAATATCCTTTTAAGTTGAAAGCCTTTTACCACTCTTTTGTCATGTTCATCTATATGATAATTTGTAATTACTCCAACACGCTTTTCATCTAAAAAGATGAAATTATCATCAAAAAGTGCTACTGCATATTGAGCATCGTTTGGGATTTTCAGCTCAAAAACACCTACATCCTCCCAAGACCTTTGAAAACTAAACGATTCATAGTTGCTAATCTCACCAAGTTTTTGTAAGTCTGGTGTGTATATAATCATTTTATGTTGCTCCTTTCTATACCCCTGCTGGTCTAAATGAAACAGGTTCCATAATTACCGATGCTGTTGTAGTAGAATAAACAGCTGTGAACACGAGCAGGCCATTAGGCTTTAATTCCATAAATTGCGGCTTCCCATCAACTGAAGTTGTTGAAAAGTATATATTCCCTTCAGGTCTATATCCTTCATCTAACTGGAGTACAGCCATTTGATTTCCATACATGCCGCCCCATACAGATCCTTGCATATGGACCATACCAAATTCATCTTTCCAATATCGGAATTTTTCATGTGCTGCTCCAATGTATTCCACATAGTCAACCCATTGATTTAGAAACTTCGGTGTTTTACGAGGTTCTAATTGTTTCTTTGCATACAATCCCGTTTGCCCTTGCAAATCTCCATACTTTCTTTCATCTGTAATTTGGGTAGCATCAATAAATGATTTTCCTTTTGTTATACGGGCCTGAGCAAGACTAATTTCATATATCATTCCGTTATTCCACCAAATATCATCTTGTTGTAATACTGGAGGTACCGGAATCGCTGCTGGTACCCCTTTTTTAACAATTAGATTAATTGTTCTTTTCACAAGACTCATTTGTACAACCACTCGATCTATACGATCTAATGTTGCATGTGCTGGGTCATGTGTTAGTACAACTGCTTCATCATTGATGTATCCTTTTCCAACAATGGTAGCTGCACCCGGACTAACGATTGTCTGCATGGTACTACCAAAATACGGTGAAACTTTCAAATCGTTTATATATCCTTTTGCCACACCAGTTCCAAACCACATATCATACAAACGTGCAAAGTCAGAAGAATTATAATCTTTTCCATCCATAAAAAGTGCATGTTGCGTCAATACAATCACCTCATCTTCTATATACCTGTAAAACGCTCTCTATAACGCATGACTATAGTTGTACTTTCTTTCCCAATATCAGCGTTATAATCTATTACATTTAGTCCTCGCTGAAGGCGAAACTCATTCAATCTTACCCCTGGTGCTATCCAATTGTATGCATTAATTCTAGAGCCATCATCTTTTACTAGCACCACTGTGTTATGTCCATAAGCAGTATCAATTTCTAAACGCCATCCAGCTGGTACTTCTCGTTCTATTTTTATAGAATTCATAGTTGTTAAGTTTGTAATTACGGGATTTGTACAAGGACCATGAATCGTAATATATACGGGAGAATCAATATCACCATTATTTGTCACATATTTTTGCTCCCCTTTCACCCCAAACTTCACTGTGGGGTCAAATCGAGTAGAGGGAAAATAAATTAATTTATTCTCGCCCCTCTCACACCACCGTACATACGGTTCCGTATACGGCGGTTCAGTTTATATTGCAGTGCGAACTTTTAGATAGCGTTCTAGAGAAGAAGGAACGCCCCTCTTCTTTAGTCTTTGATTTGACATAGCCCTTTGAACGACTTTCGATAATCCTATATATCGGTAGCCCTTTCGACAGTAGGTTAATCCCTTCGCTTCTTCCTCCGGAATCCCTAATTGAACAAGCGATTTGATTTGCTTCTTCGGTATTTTCCATTGCTTCCAAATAATCACTCTAATTCTGGAGCGAAGCTTCTTATCTACTTGCTTCATAACGCCTTTCATATTTGTAATCCTGAAGTAATTTACCCATCCAAATATAACTTGTTTTAGTTTCAATATTCGATAGTCTAGCGGAACGCTCCAGTTTCGTTTTGTCAGTTGTCGAAGCTTTCTTTGAAGTTTCTGTACTGAGATTGGGTGTGGTTTCGTTTGATATCTCTCATCCTTAGAGTTGTAATAATATCCAAAGCCTAAAAATTTTAAATCTTCTGGCCGAGAGATTTTACTCTTTTCCGTATTGACTATCAAACCTAGATTCTTTTCTATAAATCTCACGATTGATTTCATCACTCTGCTCGCCGCTTTCTCGCTTTTCACAAAGATAAGAGCGTCGTCGGCATATCTCACAAATTGGAGTTCTCTACTTTCAAGTTCCTTATCCAGTTCATTCAGCATAATATTGCTTAAAAGAGGGCTGAGATTACCTCCTTGCGGAGTTCCGACTGATGTTTCTTCATATTTTCCATTCACCATAACCCCACTGACTAAGTACTTTCTTATGAGAGAAATTACATCTCCGTCGCTTATTGTGTTAGATATAATTCGCATCAATTTATCGTGGTGAACTGTATCAAAGAATCTTTCCAAATCAATATCCACTATCCACTCATATCCAGCATTTAGAAACTCCAAACTTTTAACAATTGCCATTTCACAACTTCTTTTTGGTCTAAAGCCATAACTGAATTCACTGAACTGCTTTTCAAATATCGGGCTAAGTATTTGATGAATGGCTTGTTGAACGACTCTATCCACTACTGTTGGTATTCCCAGCTTGCGCATCTTGCCATTCTCTTTTGGGATTTCCACTCTTAAGGCAGCTTGTGGTTGGTATTTTCTTGTTCTAATGCGCTGACGTAGTTCGTCCTTGTTCTCCTTCAGATATTGCTTTAGTTCGTCGACTGTTACGCCATCAACTCCACTTGCACCTTTGTTTTTATACACGCGTAAGTAGGCTTCATTCATATTTTGATTACTTAATATTGTTTCTAAAAGTTCCACACTCGTTTCTCCTTTCCCCCTCACGTAATAAGTGATACCTCTGTTTTGGTTATCCTTTGAGATACGCTCATACTTTCTACCATTAACACATTCAGAGTAGGTCACTTACGCATTCGTGGCGTTGAAACACTATAAACTGTTCAGCCCTTCATGAACTTAGTTCACTACTATGGCTTCGGCTGACTTCTCGCGGCTAACCATTTTCGACTGTACTGTTAGTACATCCGCAAGATCTCCCAGGGTAAGACAACTATCTTTCCTCTTTTACTCGCCTGATTTACTCTACAAAGTTACGCACATCTATTTGGACTTTAACTTGAATTGGAGTCTTATCCCTTTATAGAGCCTTCGTATCAGATTTCTGTTCGTCGAGCCAAGATTTTATTCCACGCTTCCTTCAGCCCCCACCTCACGGTAAGCACCTTGCGCTTCCTTAATGGTTGGTCGATGTGTACCCCCATAGTGGACTTTCACCACCTAGACAGTTGCCATGCCTGGCACACAAATAAAAGGAAACTCCTCAGTTCCCTGTCTTTCTAAATCGTTCATATGTCTTTGACAAGCAAGTTTAACTAAATTCCCAGCAATTATACGACCTTCCAATACATCCAGAGCATACTGCGTGACTCTATTCATAATACAACCTACATAAACTTATTAAATTTATTTTTAGGCTTTTCATCGGTCTGTTTTGGAACTACTAATCTGCATCTTGATGTAATTGTTAAACCCAAATCGCTGGAAGCTTGTCTACATTGTTTGAAAAGTTTGTCTTGATTTATAAGTAAATCTGAATAAACACCGTTAGATATGGTATACCTATGCTCAGATATGATGTTACCTTCCTGATCTTTTTTTACATCCACCACTTCTTCTAACGGACTAAGCTCAAGGATAGCATTTGTAATTTCTATATACATTTTCCTTGCAATTAAAAATCTTGCTAAAGCATCAACATCCAGATTTGACATAATTTCAATCCTGATTAATTCATCAGATATCTTTTTAAAATCTCGCCTTAAATCTTTCGGAAGGTAAGTCGGTGCTCTGACTTTATCATGAGGTGCTTTAACTTCTTTCGCTTTCCGCTCTTCAATTTCAGCTTTCGTTAAATGTTTTTTGCCTTTCAGAACTACTAAGTCAACAGGTTCTCTTGGTCTAGCCATCTGCCTACCTCCTTTCCGAATTTTTCATTTAGGGAGTTTTTGCGAAATAAAAGACCACCCGGCGACTCGTCGCCCTCCTTAAAAAGTTTTTGATATCCCCCTACCCTATCAAGCTTCTTAACTTCTTCTGTATATTGAACTTCTCTGTCCTAACGTCATATAGCTTATGGACTTTCTGGTGGCATTTTTCACACAACGAAATCAAATTACTTCTTACTAAAGCTAATCGATTATTTTCTTCTAAAGGAATAATATGATGTACTGTGTTCATTGGTTTAACCTTGTTCTCACTCCAACACAGTTGACACAACCCATTGTCTCTATCCTTTACCCTTGCTCTAGTTACTCGCCATGGCTTTGAGTTATAGAACTTCTGATTGTCCGTATCCGTTCGCTTTGCTTTATAATCTCTATGCCTTTGCTTCCTTCTTTCTTCAGCAATGAGGGTACATGCTTCACACATACCTTGTTCCATCGGCACTGTCTTACCACATCTACATATCTTTAATAACATTACCATCACCTTTAATAAGCGTTATTGTTTAATTAATACCTCTCTTGGTTTACTTCCTTCATACGGTCCAATAACTCCATTCTCTTCAAGGCGATTAATAATCTTAGCTGCGCTTGTATAACCAATTCTAAACCTACGTTGTAACATAGATACTGATGCAGCTTGCATTACAATTACACATTCCCTCGCTTCTTCATAATGTTTCTCTGCAATTTCATCACTTAAATATTTACCTGACATATAGTTTCCACCTTCCATATAAATAATAAAAGCACCCCAATGGATGCTTTATCATCATTTAATTATTTATTTTTTAATTACGGTATGTGAAGTTTTATTCTTCTTTCACCTAACAATCACAATAGATAACCTTGTTTGTTAGCTCAAAGAAGAGCAAAAGCTCTCCTTGATAACGGGATCATTCAATCAGTACCATTTGCTGGTTTCGGATTTTATGTGCCGTCATTACGAACCGCTTAGAAATTTAAGAACAACATAGTGAGTTGTGTTTTCCGCCACTTCTCACAATACAAATATATCACGTTGATTCCAAAACAGCCGGCACATTTCCTGCCAAAAAACGGCCACTACTCTGCCACTTTTTTGGGACTAACATACTGTAATATGAAAGCCGATTTAAGTAATTGAAATAATTTAAGAGCATCTACCTTAGAGAGAGTATTATAGTCATGAAACCCATGGGCTATTGAATTCCGATTAAGGTTTGTCCCCAATTCATCCGTACCTTTAATAAACGTTTTATTAAAAGTGTTAAGAACTGATGCCGCAAAGACTTCTTTGATTTGTTCAACCTCTAACTCACGATATTCTTCTGGCTTAATCTTTTTATGAAGTCCCCATATTTTTGGGTTCGACTTAATCGATACCATCGATGGTGTTATATTCCCCTTAAACCAAAAGGCAATAACATGCTCAAATGCTGCAAATAATGGCATAATACATAGTTTATATAAACCTATTTTATAAGCTTCATAAGCCTCTTCAATTAAAGTCTTATGAATTTCATAAATAGGATTTCGAATTATTTCTGCCACATATTCTTCCAGATTATCTTCCACATACTTCGATAAATTCTCCTCTTTCAAATCACCTTTAACTATAGATGCTGCAATTTTCATATCTAAACACCAATACTCTTTTTCATGTTCAATTAAAACACTATCAATCTGCTTTAATTCTTCCGCTGCATCTCGATCTAATATATCCCAATTAATATTTTTGTATTTATTTATTTGTTCGAATAATGGCTGGTATTGTTCTTGTATTCTTTTTTGCATTTCCAATATTGGTTTGAATTGTTCTTTTATACTTTCCCCTAACTCCAGCATCGGTTTGAATTGTTCTTGTATACTTTTTCCTAACTCCAGCATTGGTCTGAATTGTTCTTGCATTCTGTTATCTAAATCTATATATTCCTGAGCGGATTTTGGTATTTCATATCGATAAGGAACTATTTCTTTTTTTTCACCTAACAAATCTCTATTCTGCTTTTCTTTATTTTCCCTCTTTAGATATCTTCTTTTTTTCCCCATACTTAGCACCCCTCTCCTACAAATATTCTACCATCAAAATATTTAAGGAAAAACATTACTTTAATGACTTACCCATATGTTCTATTTTGTGTAACTAAGCCAAACGCTCCAGCCCTTGATATTCATAACTTCATCACACTTTCTTTTTTGAGTTACACAACACAATAAAAATGAGTAACTGTATAAAATAAAAAAGAAAAAAGCAATGATTAGATTTTAAATCTAGTCATTGCTTTATCCATTGCATCTTGATTTACTCCTATATATCGTAATGTTACTCGTTGATTCGAATGGTTAAATATCTCCATTAGTAAGGCTATATTCTTTGTCTGCATGTACATATGATATCCGAACGTTTTACGTAGTGTATGTGTTCCAATCTCATCTAAACCAAACTCAGCTGCTGTAGTGCTAAGTATTTTATACGCCATACTTCTTCCTATTGGCCTATTCTTTCCTTGCCTACTCTTAACTAGATATTCATGATCTTCCATATCTTCGATGTACCACTTTAGCTCTCTTCTTAATGCTGCTGTAATTTGAATGCGTTTTTGTTTACCTGTCTTCATTTCACGCATTGAGATGTGGCTTCCCTTTAAATCTCCTACCTTAAGCTTTAGAATGTCACTAATACGTAGACCAGTATTGATTCCCATTACAAACAATATATAATTACGTTCGCTCTTTTCCCTTAGAACCTGTTTAGAATCTATGGTATAATCTGTACAAAAAAGGATATTTTCTATGATACATAATTATACAAGTAACGTTTCACGTGAACAGTTTGAACTGATTCGAGAAGATTTGGAAAACGCAAGAAAACGGACGCGTCCACGCACAGTTGATTTGTACGAGGTATTTTGCGGTGTGCTATACGTGCTTACCACAGGATGCCAATGGCGTAACTTACCAAGTGATTTTCCAAACTGGCAAACAGTCTATTTCTACTATCAGATTTGGCGGAAAGTAGACGAGAAGGGCATAAGTCTTCTCGAAGAAGTTCATAAAAAAATTGGTTGAAACCTATCGTGAGCAAGATGGACGTAAGAATCAGACAAGTTTCTGCATCGTAGATGCCCAAAGCGTGAAAAACACATGGATAGCTGATGAAAAAGGCTATGATGCTGGAAAGAAAGTGTCAGGAATCAAAAGGCATATCGCTGTAGATACGAACGGTCTTATTCATGCGATTGAAATAACGACTGCGAATATAACTGATCGAGAAGGTGCGATCCAAATGTGTGAAAGGCATAAGAAAACACTGGGAAAAGTAACACATATACTTTGTGATGGCGGATATACGGGGCCATCCTTTGCACAATCCATCAAAGAAACGATTAATTGTTCGGTTGAAATCATCAAACGATCTGAACTTCACAAGTTTGTCGTGTTACCTAAACGCTGGATTGTGGAACGAACTTTTGCTTGGTTGGAAAATTACCGCAGACTGTGGAAGAACTGTGAACGAACACTTGAAAATAGCAGACAGAGTTGCTTATTGGCAGGTGTAGCGATTTTATTAAAAAGATTTTAAACAGGTTCTTAAATAATCTTTAATTTGTTGTATTTGCTCTGGATCACGTATCGGCTGCACAAAATTCATTATTCATTACCTCCCGTTTCTTCATTCTCATAAACTTCTAATCTAAGGGCGAAAGCTAAATTATAAAATGCTCTGGACTTCCAACGACGATACGTACGTTCAGCCATTCCTATCTCGTTATAAACCATATAGTCGCATACGTCTTCTTCTTCTAAATAACGCTTATTAATAATATCCCTTTGAATTCTTCCTGCATTGCCATTACCCAAGCGATTTAAAAACTGATCAATTCGGAACGATATCAATTCCAACCACTCTTCACGTTTACTTTGTTGTACATTTGCAATTGCTACATCCTCTAAAGGTTTTCCGACAGCATGCGTTGGTCCATGTTCTCTAATTTCATAAGAAGGAGTGACTTTCATTTCCTTACGAATCATCCCAAACTGTCTATATATGCGTACACTTTCAAGAACACCTTCCAGCTTCTCTTGCGTTGCTGCTCTATCGATTTTTGGTAAAAAAGATAATTGTTTAGTCATGAAAGACCACTCCTTTTTATTTTTAATTACTTTTGTCTTACAGCTCCGCGTCTACGTTCATAACAAGGTCTATGTAGCCCCATTAAATCCTCAATGTCACGAGTACTTAATTTCTCTTTTTGTTTTTTCTTATTTTTCTTCTTTGGTTGTTTTGATTGTTTTTTCCACTCACGTAACTGATCCTTTAAGTTCTTCATTTCGCTTTCTCCCCTTTCAAAATAAAAAGGACACCTATTCTTAAAACAGCTTTAATTGCTGCCTTAATGAATTGGTGTCCTCTAGTTTTCTAGCCGGACTATATTCAAGTGTCATTTATTTTAAATAACCAGTTCGCACAAAAATGTTTCTCCAAGCTTTATCAAATTGATCCTTCTCTACTTGCTTTGCACGACGAGCAAGACGTTTCTTTAATTTCTTTTTCTTATGATTAGTCTTCATAGTTATTTCCCCTTTATCACATAATAAAATTTTTATGCTAATCTTCCTCATAACCCATTCTCTCTCCAATAAATCTTGCTATATTAACAGTTAATCCGTTACCAGCCTGTGCATATAACTGATTCGGTGACGTTACTTCTTTTGCTCGATCAAAGTATTGATCCGGTATGCCCTGTAATCTCCACGATTCTCTTTCAGTGAGCCAATACAATTTCCCGTTCCTCAATGTGACTTGCTCCCTGGATCTCAATAATGTTTGAGCAACACCATGACCTACACGACCTCTTCTTGTCTTTGATGTAGGAATTGCTATATTAATAGCATCACCAACAACGCCTATATCATATCCCTGCTGAGTAGCTTGTCTTACCTTTACGTAATCTTTAGTTACTTCTAAGATACAACTGTTCTTTTCTGTATCAACTAAATACTCGCTTGATACGTCTTCCTCTAAGATATCCGACAATAAAGATTCTTTTTCGTCTTTGAGGGATTCCAACCTCTGTTGAGGTGATAACATCCCATTCCGCATCGTACCCGTTCGCATCCAACATAGAGAGAATACGGGCAAAGTCCCATCCTTTATTGACTGATAATGTGTTATCAACGTTTTCAATGAACAAGTAGGAAGGTTTTTTATATTCAGGCACTTCTTTGATGAGCCTGATAACTTCTGTAAATAGTCCTGATTGTTCTCCTGCAAGTCCTTTTTGTTTTCCATTTTTTGAAATATCGGTACAAGGGAACCCTGCGGTCCAAACATCCACTGTCGGAATATCAACTCCTTTTGCGTCTTTGATATCAACTACATTCCACTCCTTTTCGCTATGATGCATTGCTATGTATGCTCTTCTTGCTGAATCATCCCATTCTACGAAACCTTTGCAAACATGCCCTGCTTGTTCAAATCCGATCCTGGTCATTCCCACACCTGCGAATAAGTCTATAAAAGTAAGACTCATATCACCACCTCGCTTTCTACTAAAATAGCGTTTTTTGTTTAACTATAACTTTTTATCAATACCTATCCCTATACATCGAATATCTACCACTGTACAAGGCAGATACATCTTTTTCGCTTTTAAAAACTTCTTAACAGCCTCAAATGCTTCTCTGTCTGTTTCTGGTCCCTGAACATCGACAAAAAATTCTTTCTTAGATTCATTTTCCTGGATCAATACATTCCATACATTCCCGGTCTTTTTATGGTGATAAAAGAAATTCTTCTCTCTATGTTGATACTGGACACCTTCTTGTTTCGGATAATATTCGAGGAAACTATCTCCGCAATGTGGACAGTATGCGATATCCGGAACACTAGAAAATTGACCTATTTTGAATTTGAATGAACATATTTCACATTGAAGACTCAGAGCCATTCTCATTTCCCCTTTTCTCCCAAATAAGAATTTTGTTTAGTTCTTTATGCTAATTCCGATGTGATTAAAATTGTTGTGTTTTCATGATTTAAAAATTCATTTGTGAAATCTTTTATTGTCCGACCTTTATTTTCTTCTAAATGAGCAACTGCGTTTAAAAATTTACCGAATGCAAGTTCTTTCGTTACCTCTACCGCTTCCCCTTCTTCTTTCACACTTTCCGGGTTTCCGTCTTCGCCGCCGACTTCTTTCGCGTAAACTTCATAAGCAACCTCTACCGTTTCCGCTGCAACTAATGCCCAATATTCATGTTTATCAAACTCAAAGTATTTCATATCCATTCTCCTTTTCTATTCAAATAACTATTTTGTTTAATTTTACTCTTCAAAACTTGATCATACAAACTCATAAAAGTAGTTTATTTATTGCTTGTCTGCAACTTAATATCTGGAATAATTTCTTCTGGTCTAAACAGTACTTTGTAATGGTATGCATCTTCGTACTTAGCATCTGTTTGTTCAATGAAGTAACTTACATTATCACTTAATCCAAGGTAATGTTTCTTATATTTACCATTACCAGTCTTGCAAGTTACAGTAATCTTCTTCCCATCACTAGCGTCTAAAGCGCATAATCCCTCAATACTTAAAAGGTATTTATCAGTTATACCATTAAAGAACACTACTCTTCGTTGAACCTCAAATGAATCAGCTGATTTAAATAAATTTTGTGAAACTGTATCTGCTTCTGTACTACAACCTGCTATACCCGTTATTGCCATAATAGACATTAAACCTGCAATTATTTTCTTTTTCATTTTCCGCTCCCCATTTCTTATAAAATTCAAATTGTATTAGATTTCCTTCCCATCGTTCTTTATGGCCTTCAGTTGCTCCATTTCCTTCCTTACCGATTCATCTAACATTCTTCTTTGTTTATCTGCTTTCTTGTTTTCATCAGCTCTAAAACCAAAGTAAAGTAGTGCGCATGTAATAACAGAACCCGCCATATATCCTAAAAAACATCCTAACCAAAACATAAAATTACTCCTCCCTATGCATTAAATTCATAAATTTTTGACTTACTAATGCTCGAAGTTTCTATATTCCATTCTAGTTTTAAAAGAATGCCAGTTGCCCATCAGGCCTTTCTAGCAATGAAACAGGTTCCGGTTCAGGTGTTCCTTTAGCTTCTTCTGCTTCTGGTAGTTCCTCGAAATTAGCAAACCAATGTATCGGAAAACATCCACATAATTTTTTACGTTCACGATCATGCCAGAAGAAACAATGATTACCTTTAGGCTTTATAATGTAATCCTTAAGCGGTTTATTTTTATAACCTTTTGTTCGCCAAATCAGTTGCGCTCTATACAGTAAACCTTTATCTAAATTAGGAGTATTAACTTGCGGTTCTGGTGTCCAAACTTCTTTTTCCACCACTTGAAATCTCTCTGCTGGATAACAGCCGAAATGTGCTTCTTTACGATTAAATTTGCTAACATAATAATGATTGGGTTTAGCTGGGAATAAAAAATATTCTTCATTTATTCCCAGTAGTGCTGAATGGTCTACATCTATGCATATCCCTTTCATTGCTTAATACCCATTATTCTGTCGCTGATGATTTACTTCATTCTTCTTGTAATAGCCTTGTTCGATTTCTTCAAATGTGAATCCTAACTTTCTACCTAATCCTAAGAAGGAATATAGTAATTCTTCGTACAATTCCATATCCTGAGTTGCGCGAAATTCTGATACAGCTTCATATACATTATTAAATTGATTCACTAACGAACTTGCAGCAAAGACATTTGCTTTATGCTCTAAAAATTCCTTACTATATTCATTAGGATTAAAACCAATACCATTTCCTAACGAAGCTATAAAATGGAGTCCATCTACATATTCCATTAAAATAACTTCTTTTTCACTTGGCCCTTTATTGCTCCAATGCTTAAAACATCTTGTTTCATTTGCAAGTTCTCCAATTTCAACCTGTAAAGCAAGGATCATATTGTAAAATAAGTTTTGGCCTTCTAACCCGTGCTCCTTGATGATTCTTGTATCTAATACCTTTTGCAATCCAAATATTCTAGTTAAGTTCATTTCTTCCACTCCCTCAATAATTTAATCAAGCAACCCTTTTTTTCGTATCTATTAAACAATTAATCATGTATTCTAAACCGAACTGATCCAGTATTAATGTCGCTATTTCAATCTGATGCCTTCTTAGTTTGCTCGCTATTTCTTCAATGCCGAGCTGCTGCATCCACAAATCCTTAAAAAGTTCTATATCGTCCTCATTCCAAATAAAATTTACTTCTTCTAAAGCAATGTAGACGTATGGTGGTATTTCTTTTTTCTTTTTATTCCGAATACTCTTTTCGCCAATTTCCCCTAAACCTATTTTTCGTTTGTGGATTTTAAACTTATCCACTTGATCTAAAATAAGTGCTGCTACTTCTAATTGCTTTCTTTTAAATCTTTTCGAAATCTCTAAAAGTGTGTAGTTACTATTCCAAAGCTCCCGAAATTGGAAAACCTCTCTTTGATCCCATAAGAAATCTATTTCTTCTAAAGCGACCTGAACTTTAAAAGCCGACATTTCGAACACCCCTTTAAAAAGCTAATTACTTTATCATTTCATTGGAAGTAGTTTTAACATGACCAACCTTACCGTTAATCCAAATTACAACTTGTTCACCAAAACCGCTTGCTGGCGGATTAAAAGAAAGGACTTTTCCATCCGTAACCACATATACTTTATTACTTGTAACATCGATTTCTTTCTTCATATATCCCTCTCCCTTTTACTAACGCATGTACTCGACAACATCCGGTTTAAAACCACTTCCTAAATAAATCCTTACCGGAATTATTTCTTTTTTATCCCTAGCCGCCTTACACAATTCTTCAGCTGTATCCCAATTAAAAAGCTCATCTATACCTCGTTGGAATCTCCAAATTGCTATTACATATTGTTCAAAGATGTCATAACGATCATCTTGTTTAGTAGTGGGTGGTAATTCATCCGTTCCCTTTGCATTCTTTGGAACTTGGACGCGTACATCAGCGTATGTAATGCGTCCAGTTCCTTTTTTTACATTGGCCTTCATTACGTCAAACTCGCAAATCGATGGTTCTACATCGAAAATATTTAATTGCTTAGGCATTTGCCATCCCACTCTTTTGAAGAATGTCCAGCAATTCACTTGCGCCTTCCTTACTCAAAAACATTCGACCGCCCAGTAATTCGATGTTAGATTCAGAAACTTCACCCGTTACAAAGCATGACGTTTCTTGTTTCTTTAAAATAATGTTTTCTCCATAAACTTGAAAATCTAGTGCTGTGCCTTCAGCAATTCCTAAAGTTCTGCGTAACTCTACTGGAATTACTACACGTCCTAGCTCATCAACTTTTCTTACAACACCTGTGTTTTTCATACCTTACTCCCCTTTAGTATTTTTATATTTGTTTAATATCTCATCAAAACGTTTCTTACTATCTTCGTGATCATCACTTACGGTTTGCTGTGATTGTTGTATTGGTTCAGATTCTTCTCGATGATGTAACCATTCTGGCACAGCTTCCGTTCGTTTGGCATAACCCTTACCAGTACGCTTTTTGTTTTGTTGTTGTCTTCGGAATTCCGCTTGTGCTGCTTCTACATCTTGAATTGTTTTAAATCCTTGTTGATGCCAATCTTTTAAAATTCCTTTTGTATATGACCAATTACGTTTATTATTTTCTAAAGTGATTTTCATCGCTTCAACTACTAGCGACTGATTAAGATCATCTATCCATTGATTAATTTCTTCTCCCATGAATGGAGATATATGTCCGAAATTCTTCATATAAAAATCGATTGCAAGATTTTCTACTACTAGAGGTCCTTCTTTTTCTTTTTCTTTTTCTTCTTTTTCTTCTTTTTCTTCTTCTTCTTTTTCTTCTTCTTCTTCTTTTTCTTCTTCTTGTCCCCGAATCGTCCCACGGTTCGTTGACGTATCGTTATACGAGTCGTGGATGAACGTTTCAATAAGCTTCTTTATAGATTTTTGCTCTATATGTTTGCAGATTGGAATTAGTAAAGTTATATTTTTCACTTCTTTTAATTCTTTCTTTAGTAAATCCTCAACTGGTTTTCCAGCTTTTTTTAGGTTGTATTTCCCCCAATTTAAAATAACTAATTCTCTGGTTTCGTTATCGTATTTTATTAGCTTGTGGTAATCTTCAAAACGTTGCATCAAAGCCTTTACAGCCTCATGTGAATACCCTGTTTCAAAAGCTATTTGTTTTTTGGTTATTTGATATACACCAACTTGTTTCGTTTGTGGATTAGTTAATAAATATAAGAAAAAGAACTTATCTTCTGGTGTGAATTCTTCTTGAACTTTCACATCATTCCAAAACGAAGTGTGTACTTGTCTAAATATCGCCATCTTTTTACCTCCTAGTACAAACATCCATATATGCTTGTTTCATGAAAAGTAAGCAATATGTTATAATAGTGCTGAGTCATTTTTTGCAAACCGTTCTAGGCGTAGGGCGGTTTGTTTTATTTTCCAACTAACTCACCTCCTCTGAAAGAGTTAGGAAATGAGTTCTTTCCACAACTTCCGCATTAACACCTTGACTCTTCAATCGCTGAACAATCCCTAAGATTCTTTTACGATCCCTTTCGTGCTCCGCATCGTGCTTTTCTTTCGCTCGATACATTGCGGCAAGTTCCCTCCTTGCAAGGCGAGCTTCCTTTATCCACTTATGTAAGGACTCTTCATCATATTTCTTCAATGCTGCAACTTGTTTTTGTTCACAGTATTGTAAAAATGAATCTAAAGTTTGTTTATTTTGTATATCCTTTTGTAAAACTGGCGGTGTAACCCTCATGATTCTATCTCCTTTCGTAACTATTCATTTGACCAATATTTGATTACTCCTAAACTTATAAACTTGGAATTATACGTTTTGTATTTGTATAACGATGTACCAAACACATTTGTCCATTCTCTTTCTTAGAAACCAGCCAATTCTCAGGGTTCAAACTATAAGATTTCACATGGATTTTTTCACGTTTGGTTAATTTTTTTCCGTTTTTCATCAAATCACCGCCCTTCAAGCTTGTCCATTTTTGATGCGACTTCATTGAATACTCTCAATGAAGTTTGGAAAATTAACTAGCTGCACTTTTTCTTGTTATTTCCAATCCTTTTTTTATGACCTTAACTTCAACGCCATAAAATGACTCGTATGCTTCCTTAAATACTTCCTCGATATTTTTTTCACCATAAGTTTCTTTGATTGTGAAGCCTTTATAATTAATTTCTGACATGGCCACCCCGCCTTATATTCCCCTAGGGAATATTGTTATTAAAAAAAATCGACTTGTTCTTCAAACAAATCAACTACATTCTCTTTTAATACATGCGCCATTCTAGATGCCAAATTATATGATATTTTCTTTTTGTAATTATGATTATTAATTAGCTTATAACAATAACTGCAAGATATATCTAATGCATCTGCTAATTCTTGATACTTATATCCTGATGCTTGAAATGCCATTTTTAATTTCGTTTCGTTGTTACTTCCTTTCATGTAGTAACTCCTTTCTATACCTGTTTACACTAACTTAACATTCCCTCAGGGAAAATTCAAGGTATTTTTTCCCTTTGAAATTATAAGTTTATAGAAAATTCCTCCGATTGATTTTCCCCTTAGGAAATATTATAATAATCCTAACAAACCACTTATCGAGGTGATTACTGTGGAATTTAAAGATCGGTTACGTCTATTACGAAAAGAACGTAATTTAACACAACATGATTTAGGACAAGCTATTGGTGTTACTGCAGGTAGCGTTTCTAAATTTGAAACTGGTTTTAAACCTGCATCCAGAGAAACTGTTGAGCGCGCTGCTGACTTTCTTAATGTTCCTGTTGATTATCTTCTAGGAAGATCTGACTCTCGTGAATTAGATGAAGGGATGGGCCAAAAATACTTGAGCTTAAAAAACCGTCTGGAACAACTACCTGAGGAACATCAAGACATAGTCCTACAAAACATGCTAACAATGATGGAAAGCTTAGAAAAACTGAAAAACACTTCAAAATAGTGATGTGATGCTACTCATCGCTATTTTTTAATGCTTCTTCAATATTAAATGCTTCTTCAATAAATTGATTAAACTCTCCCTCTCCATTTGAACATGAATCTATGCATTTTAAGAATGACTGTAGAATATCTTCTTTTCTCATTTCTATCCCCCTCATCTGCTGTATTCCAATTATAACCTTTCCTCTAGGGAAATTTCAGAAAAGTAAATTATTTTTCGTTTTTAATTTTTAGTTTACTACACAAAAAAGGATTGAGAACGTCTCAATCCTTTTCTTTCATCAACCACCTGGTTTAATGGTTTCCTGCATATATGATATTTGTTCATTTTTCTTGTAGTTGTCTTGGGTCTGCCCTGTAAATCCGCTCGATACAGTGAATACTGTTAATGCAACTAAGATTGTAGAAATTATTTTTTTCATCAGCAAACGCTCCTTCTCCTATATTCCCTTTAAAACCCACCATTGACTTGATTAGTTCTGAGTTATCTCCTCTTTTAAGGATTTCTTTTGCAACCAAACTTGTAAAGAAATAATTTGACTGTAAAAGAAACTTTTGAAAACATTCGTAAATTCCATTTGGGGATGTAGAAACAATCCCTTTAAAATATACGAGAAAATCTTCTTCCTCACCATCGTATAGCGAAGCTTGAAGTAGTTGCAACCTAGAAGTATCTGGAAACGTTTGAAATTGCTTTAACGAACTATCTGAATCTTCAGGTAATATTTCACCTAAATATATCTTAGCAAAGTCTAGGTTATAACGCACCTCTTTTTCATAAGTTTTATCTCCGACTTGTCTAAATAAAGAATAACTATCTTCAAAATACTTCAAGCTCTTTTCCTTATCTTCACCTAAGTATGACATTCCCAGTATGTATAAGGCATCAGAAATTGTTTTTTCACTGATATTTGCTTCGATTATTACATTAGCAAACTTTCTAGCCAAGTCTAGATGATTGTAATGTAAATAAACAGGTGCGAATATCTCTGCTACTCTGTAAATGTAGCACTCTTTAATATAAGATTTTCTATCACTATCTATAGCCTTAACTTGTTGTTCGATTTCCTGAATTAATTCTAACATCAGATTATATTTCTTTAGATGGAAATAATTATAACATTTCATTATATCCACTAAAATATTTAAAACCTTATCCTTCGGTTGTCCTATTTTTTTTAGTTTATCAATAATGTCTGTACCATGTATTTCACCGACTATATATTGATATAAAATCCCATATACGGAAACATATTCTCCAATTGTTCCTGCTTCATCTTTATTTTTTAGAATCAGCTTATGTAGCAACTCTATATTCCTTGTTACACATGCATATTCAAAGCTTTGTTTTATCGCTTCTGTCCCATCAAGATCTAAGCACCATTTAGCCATTGTCTCTTTAGAAGTTTTATTTTCATCATTTAGTACATGTGACAACTTGACCAATTGACAAAATCCAATTGTTCCTCTTTTTTTAAATTTGGACATGTATTGTTTGGACACCCCTATTTTTATCGCTACACTAGTTGAAGTCAAATCATCTCTGTCCTCAATTATACTCATAATTTTTTCATGGAATTTCAAGTGACTATCCCCCTTCATTTCAATAAGTATCACAGTTTCCATTATATTTACAGAATATTTTATCACATTAATAAGAACGTGTATTCTATTAACTTCAAATACCAT